ACCACTCGGCGACGGAGGTGGTGTTGGTCTTCGCCGCCTCCAGAGCCTTGTTGATGGCTGCGGAGCCGTCTCCTGCCTTCGGGTTGCGGCGTGCGGATGTGCGCTGCAGGAAGGTGGTGCTGGTTTCTGTGCGGCGCCCCAGCGTCTCCCTCTGCGCAAGCTCAGTGGAACGCATAGATGCCAGACCGCGGCGGCCGGCGGCTTCACGGGCTCGGATGCCCTCACCGATGCCGAAGGGGGTGTTGCGGGCGATCTTGTCGGTGACTTCGCGGAAGGTGTTGTCGATGTCAGCGCCGACACCGTTGCGGTAGATCTTGAAGCTCTTGAGTCCTTTATGGGTGAGAGCTGCGCCTATGCCAATGACAACAGGGGTGAGCACCCACATCCCGTAGTTATAAACAGCTTTCTTTGCTTCTTCTTTTTTCTTGAGGTCTCCTGGATGTAGTTTTGCAGTTCCCCGTGCAAGCGAGCGACGACCGCTCTCAACATCGGAGAAGTTCAGCTTGGCAATGCCTCGGCCGATGTTCGTGAGGCCGCGCTGCAGGTTGGCGAAGCCTGCGACAGGATCGATTCCGGTGCCTGCAGCACGGAGGTGCGGGTCGTTGCCTTCGCCGCGGAGGCGGCAGTCCCAGTTCGGGGGGATGCAGCGGTTGCCGCAGGCTCGGTTGGGCGGAAGGCATTGGACCTTGGAGGCGCCGCCGCGCCGGAAGTCCAGGCGGGCCTGCTCTGCGAGGAAGGCTGCGGCTCGGAGGTTGGTGGTGCTCATGGATATGCCTCCCAGGCATTGCAGAGGGCGTCGACCTCGGGGAGGCTGAGCTCCTTGAGTCCAACCACATTCTGAGTGGGGAGGAACTGGCGGACGGCGCGGAGGGCCTGCCGGGTCGTGGTGAAGCCAGTGACCACCGGGCCGTCCTGGATGGAGTCGTTGACCGCGATCTGGGCCCGGTGCAGGTGGGTGTTGGGCCGGCGGGCCGGGCCCATGACCACGCCCCAGGTGGTGACGGGCTCGGGGGCGTCGGTGCGTTGGCCGTCGGGGGCGACCGGGTAGCCGTGGGCCACGCCGCCGGGCAGCTCGGTCACCACCTCGATGCGGAGGCCGCCAGCTCGTGCGAAAGACGGGGCGCTGTCTCGGCGGCGGCGGGGTGGGGCGCTCTCGGGGGCAGGTTGGTTTTCGCCGAGGATCTCCGCGGGAGTGGGGCCCCCTTCGGTGAATCCGGCGTCGGGTGATGCATTTTCTGCATTGCCGTCCTCGGGGGAGCCTTCGGCTCCGATGCCCTGAGCACCGGGACCGAAATCACCGCCCTGCATCTGCTGCTGTTGCAGCGCTTGCATCTGGGCCTCACCCTGGGCCTGCTGCGTGGCGAACTGCTGCTCCTGGTTGGCTTCGAGCTGGGTTGTGGTGTCCTCGTTCAGCGTGGTTTCGATGGAGTAGTCGGTGCCGCCGAAGCGGGAGGTGCGCACTTCCAGTGGAGTGAGGACCCCGAGGTTGACGTAGGCGGTGTCCACCGTTGCCATCTGGCTGCGCAGCTGCGCTTTGTCCAGTGCGGTCTCGGTGTAGACCGAGGGGAAGTGGACTTTCCAGGATTCCGGTAATTTTCCGCGTGTAGGGCCTTCGCGGCTGGCGAGGATGTAGCTGAAGATCTGCGTGATGGGGTCACGGCAGTAGACCTCTTGCCACTGCTCGACAAGGGAGGACCAGACGCGCTCTTCGAGGCGGCCCTCTTTGCCGAGGCCGCCGGGCGAGTCGCCCATGAGGATGGAGGCGGGCCAGCCGGTGACGGCCTGGAGGTCCTTGATGAAGGGTTCGAGGGCGGTGGCGACCCCGGTGAGGTTGCGGCTAATGAATTGGACCTCTTCCTCCTTGTCGAGGGCCATGCCTCCGTAGACGGAGCGGCTGAGGTTGTTGACCTCCATCCGCTTGCGTAGGTCGGACTCGTTGCCGGCGGCGATTCGCTGGAACAGGCCGGGCATCTTGTGGACGAAGAGGTCCGCGTCGCTGGTGAGGGTCTCCAGGCCGCTGACGGCGGACTCGTAGCGCTTGTAGGACTCCCAGATCAGTTGGAGGACGGACTGGCCCCAGCCTTGGTTGTTGATGCGCTGCTGCCAGGGCAGGTAGAGGCCGTCAAAGCGGGCCACCCGGGTGTGGTGGATGTCGATCGAGACGATGCTGGCCGACTGCTGCTCGTTGATCCGCTGGGAGGTGGTGAGGCGGTAGATGTCGGGCTTGCTGTAGTCGACCGCCGTGATGTTGTACGGGATCAGCTCCCAGCGGGAGAAGGGGATGAAGTCGCGGACGGCGCGGATCCGCTTGGGGTCCACGGGCTCGGAGGCGTCGAGGCCGTCGTCGACCAGCATCACCATGCCGGCGCCGCCGTAGAGGCGCTGCAGCTTGATGACTTCAATCAGGCGGCGGTGGAACTGAGAGACCTTGAGGTATTCCTCGAATGCAGGAATGATTTTGGCAGTTTCGGGGTCTTCGTTCGTGCCGAGTGAAATGGTGACGAGATGGCGCAGCATCTCATCGGCGATGGAGTCCACATAGCGGCGTGGGATGCCGCTCATGTACAAATTTTCTAGATCTGGACGGGGAAGGAGGTATTGAGCGCGAACAGAGGTTGCTAACGTCTTATCTCGCGTTGCCATACCCATGCCCGTCAGGACATTGAGCAGGGCGCCGTCGGTTCTCAGTTCTTCGCGTACTTCGCTCTCAGGCACTTCGGCCTCGGGGGCAGTACGGCCAGCTTAAGGAGTGCGGCGGACGAAGGTATGTGGATCCAGGGTGAAGGCAGGTGAGTCCAGGGTGACGGTGGGTCAATCCAGACTGGAGGGGGGTAAATCCAGACTGAAGGTGGGCGGATCCCAGATTCTGTCTTGAGTGGCGGTGGGAGCGCCTCAGATGTTGGCGAAGAAGCCCGCGGTCTGAGGGGTTTCTGGGATCAAGGAGCAGGCAATAGCAAGGGCCATAACGGCATCATCATGATGTCCGGGCGCTGCTTCGCGGCCACCGTTGTCGCGTTGCTGGAAGGCGAGGAGCTCAGTGGTAATGGGGCCGTCGGGGAAAATCAGCTCGTCCCGCTCCAGGAGGTAGAGGATGCGGTCGGTGGCAGTGGCTTTAGCCGGGCGGGTGGTGTTGAACAGCTCGATGGCGTACTCGGGGAGGTTGTTCTGCAGGGCCTCGGCGATGACCTTGCCCATGGCTTGCTGCTCGACGATGACGCGGCGGGGCTGAAAGTTCTCAATGAGCTCGCAGACCTGGCGGAGGCTGTAGTCGGTGCTGCGGCCGTTGGCGCGGTACATGGCGACGACCTCGTGGGGTGGCTCGGTGATGTCGAGGACCATTGCTACGAAGTAGTCGCGACCTCCTGCATTTGGGTCAATTCCAATTATGTAGTCGCGGTAGATGGTGCCACACTCACGCCAGTGGCCGCGGGCGGCGCGGCGGACGAGCTCGGTGGGGTAGATCTGCGTGTCGGTGGTGCCGAAGCTGAGCTCGTACTCGGAGAGCCAGGCGGCTTGGGTCAGGCGGCGAGACTCACGAGTCTTACGCGCCCAGTCGGTGTCGGCGCCGTAGATCGGGTGCTGGGACCAATGGATGGCGACGCGGGTCCAGGAGTCGTCGATCGTTCGGAGGAGGGCGTTGAGGCCGTCGATGTCGCGGCGCTCGACGAAGGAGTACCAGCTGGGGGAGAGGTTGTGGTGCCAGAGGTCGCCGAAGAAGTCGAGGAGCGTGTCTGGGGTGCTGGTGACGATGACTTTGGCGGCGTCCCCGAGCATGGAGAGGACGGGGGCCGCGCCGCGGTAGATGTCGGCGGCGCCGTCCACGAAGGCTGCTTCGTCAATCCAGAGGACGGAGCCAGAGGGGATGCCGCGGGCGGCCCGGGGAGAGCCGGGGAGGAAGTAGAGGACGCCGCCCCCGACGATTGAGACGAGCGTGTTGGAGTCGGTGGTGTAGCGGAAGGTGTGGCCGTCGATGCTGTTGAGCATGGCGCGGACGCGACGGCCCAGGTCGCTGGCGTCCTGCTGGGTCTTGGAGAAGACGACGCCGGCGAAACCGGGCTCGGTGGCGGCGCGGCAGGCGAGGTAGTTGGCGACGGTCTCGGAGGCCCCCATCTGGCGGGACTTGTTGACCACCACGTTCGAGGAGCGATTGATCTGGTCGATCAGATCGATCTGGTAGTCGTAGGGGTCGAAGCGGGCGAACTTGCCCGAGGTGCGGATCCAGGTGCGGCGGGCGAAGGCTGGCCAGTCCTCGACCCCGGGGAGGTTGGTGGGGCGCTGGGTGAGGGAGGCGCGGCGGAGGCGGCGCTCGGCGACCGCGGCGGTCAGCTTGTCGACGCGGCGCTGCAGGGAGGCCAGGGAGCTCACTCAGCGTCCTCGGGGGAGGCGGAAGCCGAAGGCAGGAGTTCGAGGTCGCTGCTGAAGTCGGCGTCGACAACCTCGGGGGAGTCGGCGGTGGCGGTTTCATCGAGACCGTAGAGCTGGTCTTCGAGGTCGCGGATTGTGCGCTCCAGCATCTTGCGCTCCTGGTAGAGCTGGGAGGAGTGCATCAGGGCGCGGGAGGCGGCGATGCGGTCGGCGGCTCGGGCGTCGGGGTCGTTGACGATTTCGGCGAGGACGCGGACGGCGTCAGGGATGACAGAGATGCTCTGGCCGGCAGAGCTGTCAATGAGCTCTTGCTGGTAGGTAAAAATGGCGCGTTGTACTGCAGGGCGTTTTCGCCATTTGTAGAGGGTGCGTTCAGTGATATTGAGTTCGACTGCGACTGCACGGCATGTTTTGCCGCGGGCCAGCAGAGAGGCGGCGAGACGTTCTCGGGGAAGCATTCCGTCGATTGGTGACCGAATCTCTGCCGGCATTGCTGTTCCGATGTGTTCTGAACAGAAGCCTAACGGGGGCGAGGGCGACAGGAAGCAAAGGGGAGGATGTGGGGTGCCACGGTGAGGTCGCCGGGGAAGAACTCGCTGAGGTTGCGAGCTCGGGTGAAGGCGCTGTCGAGGTCGACGAACAGCTCGGCTTCTTCGGGGTTGGTGACGGTGACGATGGCCTCGCCGGCGGCGGCGAGGTGGCCTTTACTGCAGCGGATCGTGTAGCGCAGGCATTGAGAAAGTGGAGAGATTGACATAGCGGTAGGGGGTGTTGAGACGACGGAGGTTGTCGTTGGCACGGAGAATTTCCGTCGTATAAGCGTTGGTCTTGTAGATGACCATTTGGGTCTCCATGTGGAGGAGGGCGAAGACCATGAGGGTCCCTGCCGCCGTGGCGGCTGCGCCGGCTGGCTCCATGGGATTGCGGTGTGAGGGGCGGGAGGCCCGTCCGATTCAGGAACCGGCGACCGGTGTGCGGACCCGAATCTCACTGTGGCTGGTCCGCCCTCGGGGGGAAGGGGTGGGCGGGTGACAATTCGTGTCGCGCCGGGTGCGGCGGTACTCGGTGCGGTGGCGGAGGTCGCGGAAGGCGAGCTCGACTTCGCTGCGGTCGATGGCTCGCCAGGCTTGGTTGGCGAGGAACCAGAGGTCGCGGGTGTCGGGGTCGCCGGTCTCGGGGGCCGTGGCGTCGAGATCGTTGAAGTCGGCGATGAAGCCGGCCAGGCTGCAGATGGTGCGGGATCGGGTTACTGGGTTTTCAAGCAGCCAGGCGAGGGTGATTTCGTCCTCGGGGGGTGGGGTGGTTGCGCTGGTAATGGATGACATGGGAAGATAACGGGGTGCTAGAGAGCTGCTGCTTTCTGGTGCAGAGAAGAAGGGGGGCCTGTGGTAGGGCCCCTTTTTATTGGACTTGGCTAGGTGTCGTACTCGGCGCGATCGGCCTCGATGAGGAGGCGGTCGCGGAAGTAGAGGCGCTGGCGGTGCTCGGCGTAGCGGAGGGAGCGGTCGGGCTCGGGGAGGCGCTGGTCTTCGTCCCAGGCTTCCTCGGGGAAGAGGTGGTCGGCGAGGGCGCGGAGTTCGGCGGCTAGGCCGAGGCGGTCGGCGGTGGAGGGTGGGAGGCGGGCGGTGAGGACCCGCTCCATCCAGGCGTCTGCCATGACCCGCCAGAGGGGGGCCTTCATGGGTCGGGCTCGGGGGGCTCTTTCCAGGCTGCCGAGTGGGCCCAGGGTTCGCCAAAGCGGACTTGGTGCCAGGTCATGAGCATGCCTGGCTTGTCGGGGCCCCAGCGGACTTGGCCATGGAGGTCGGCGTCGGCCTCGGTGGGGAGGCGGTTGCGGATCCAGCGGGTCGTGGTCATGCCAGCGGCTGGGTGATGAAGGTGGAGCAGATGCGGGCGAAGCGGTCGCCTTCGTGGGCGGACTCGGGGATACCGAGGTCGCAGCACTGGCGGGTGGTGCTCCAGTGGACGCAGGAGCCGCAAGAGGCTTTTGGCTGGCTCCTGAGATTGTCAGGCGCCAGCCAGAAGCCTCTAGCGGCTCCTGCGTCCACTGGAGCACCACCCGCCAGTGCTGCGACCTCGGTATCCCCGA